AACCAGTCTGTAGTAAACGTTCTTATCAGCGAAGGCAATTGAACCGTTACCAGCTGAACCACCTTTAGCGAATGGATTTGCGACCATGCCGTAGCGAGTCTTAAAACCAATCTTAGGCTGGAACGTCTCTTCACCAACCGCGCGAACCATTTGTAATGGAACATATGGGCAGTAGAATAGACCGGCGTCAAATGCGCTGGAGCCTTTGTATCCAACTGTGAAGTACTGATTACCAGAAGCACTTGAGAAGTAAGGATCGATGTATACTCTCATACGACTGTTCAATACACCAGCGAATGTGTTACCAGTATCATCAACATTCAGGTTAGAAGACAGAGCAGGAGTATAATCCAGAACACCGGCCATCTGAAGAGCAGAAGCTACGTCAGAAGAACAGATCAGGATGTTACCCTTACCACGCCTTGTATCCTTAGCGATCTGATTAGCTTCACGCTCGATTTGGAAAATCATTCCCTTAAAGCGTTCAACTGACCAACGACCGTTAGAGTCGACGTCCAGGTTAAAAGTACCAGATACTGCAGTGTTGTCTTGTGCACCAGCAGTAGCAGTGTAGTTAACTGTACGAACAACCTCTCGGTTAATCTCTGAAAGAATTTCAGCAGAGAGGATGTTAGAAAGTTCAGTCTCAGCGTCAAGGCCATGTACTGCTTTAAGGTCTTGAGCAAGTTCCATTGTGTACTCAGCTTTCAGAGCACGTGAAACAGCTGTTACAGATACTTTCTCAATTGAGAAGGCCATTTGCTGGAAGCCGTTGTTGGCTGCATCGCCAAGTGCTTCAGCTTGAGCTGTTGACATACCAGTTGCTACAGTATATCCATTAGCAGATACACGAGCTGTGGGATCAGAACCTACCTGACCAGTAGTAACGCCATCGGTAGTTGACTCATCGCGAGCAAAACCAGAAAGGGTGTTACCAGAAGCTGACTTAGAGAAATCTGTATCAGCTTCGTTGTACAGAGCTTCTGCATCACCTTGGCTAGTGTAACGTGCACGCATTGCAAAGATCAGTCCAGTAGGACCAGTCATTGGCTGAACGCCAGCAATGTCATAAGCAATCAGGTTAGGCATGGAACGACGAACCAGTGAAATAAGTACTGGGTCGAAAATATCCACATTACCGTCACCAGCTACAGATGATGAAGCACCCATTGCGTTAGTAGGTGCAGCCTCACCGAGCAGCGAAGGTGTTTGGTAACCGCCTGAGCCTTGTGCAGCTTCTCGAGAAGCACGGGCCTGGTTTTCTAAAAGGGTTGCAGTTACAGATCTACGATGCGAATCTTTAATCTCGGGAAGATCGGCATGCTCTAGAACTGGTGTCCATTTTTGAACGAGTTCTTCAGTTACATATTGCATTTGTTTATCTCTCCTATTACGGTTTTGATAGTATTATTTATCTTTATTTGCTTTTCAATGTTCTTGAAATTGTACTGACATAGGCCGACATTTCCGGATCACTATAAGAAGGTTTAACTTCTTCCTCTAATGGTTCCGCGTCATCAAAATCACTTACTACAGCTTTAGACTCGCTAGCAGTGAAATAACTTTCTTTCAGAGTTTCAAGCTTTTGGATATAAGTATCCTCATCAATGTAGTCAACACCCTCAGCTAAAACACTAAACTTCTCTTTTTGTGTTTCAGTAAGAGATTCAGAAGCCTCAGCTACTAACTCAGCCTTCTTGAATTCTATCATTTGACCTTTTGTTTCTGCGTTTTTCTCAATCTCTTCATTAAGACGAGACTCAAGATCATCAGCGCGCTGGGCCAGTTCTTCTACTACGTCTACCTTATCGTCTGGGATATCAACGTAGTGTTCAGTAAACAGGTCCTTAAGGCCATTAATAAAACTTTCTGTTACTTCAGCTTTAATACCAGCTTCTACTGCTAACCTGTTGTCTTCCATCCAATTCTCAACAACATAGTCAAGGTACTGGTCAAGCTGCTTTATTGTTTCTTCTTTCAATCCTGCTTTTTCTGCTTCAATCTCTGATTCGATATCTACTACATACTTTTCAAGCTGCTCATTTACTTTTGATACTACAGCAGCCTCAAAAATAGTAATTGCTTTTTCTTTAAAATCTTCAGTAAGTGATTCATCACCAGCAAACAATGCTGCTACATCTTCTTCAATGCTAATATCTTCTGCATTTACTTTATGTCCAGCTCTAACTACTTCTACAGACTCATCAGCATCTTCGCTAATTGCTTCCTGTTGAAGAGCTTCAACCATACCATCAAAAGAATTCATGAGATCTTCTTTTCTCATTGTATTCATTCTTTCTACCATGGCTTGAATTAGACCCATCTTAGTTGCTTCTTTTACAGCAGTGGCTTTAGGCTTAACAGCTGTCGGAGCGTCTTGAGGGTCATCTTCTGCCTTCTTGGACTTACCTGGAGCCTTAGCAGTCTTTGCTGCAGGCGCCGGTACTTCTGAAGGGTCACCATAAGATGCTTTGAACTCATCCAACTGCTCGTCGGTGAGGTCTTCTCTCATCTCTAGTTCTTTATCAGACATTACATTTCTCCTTTTTGGGATTTGCTACTTTTATTATTTATAAAATCAAAGTTTTGAGAGGAAGTCCTCAAAGATCTTTAGCTTAGTTACAACAAGATCTCGTGTTGAGGTCTCTTTAATTTCTTGCTGATAATCGCTGATACTGGCTTCACGTATTATACCGTTATCCCAGACCCACTCTTTACCTTCCATTATACCCTCAACAAACGCATCAGGTGCAGATGGATCTGCTACAATATCAGCAGCTGTAGCAAGATAAAAGTCGTTTTGAACTTCAGCGGTACCCTCTTTATTAGGCTTAAGTGATCCCATGCCGCGCGATGATACTCCAATAGTAGCACCTTCGTTCATTAAATTCTTTACAATGTTACCCATTGGTGTATCCATTATCTTTGCTTTACCTATGAAATTACTTCCATCGGCTTTAAGCTCAGTAATCATATGTGATACTCTATCCAAGTTAATTGTTGGACCGGATGGGTGACCAAGCTCTCCGAAAGCTCTTTTACGGTCAATATTTTCCGTTTGATAACGCTCTACTTCTTTTTTAAGAACTTCCATAGGATACATTCTACCATTTCTGTTCTTAAGATCTCCTTGCATGAAGATGCCTTTTATGTAATGGCTCTTCTCACCCTTATCATTCTCTTCTGCAAGATATTCTAAGTTTTCGTTTATTTCGCATATGAGTTTCATTGTTAGTACCTTGCTACCGGAGTTGCTTTAACTGCTACATTAGATACAAGAGTGTCTGTGGGTTGCTTAACCAATATTTCAGTTGCACCTGCTTCTAACATTACAGAGCCAGGAGTTCCACCTTCATTTTCAGGACCGACTGTATTAGCAACAGTCACTATATGTTCGCCTGCACCTGTATTGATAACCCGTACCATTGTCGCAAGCCCACAGTTATTAGCTGTAGAAAGATCAGCTGAAGAGCCTAGTAATTTAATCGTTGCCATCTACATTACCCTCAATGAAGGAAGCAAAACCCTCTTTGATCTTAGATGAGCCTTGCATTACCACATCTTCACCATCAGCGTGCTTCTTACCACCTTTATGTTCTTCAGGGTTACCTTTTTTACCGCCACCTGAGAACTGCGCGTCGTCTGCTACTGGGTGATCTTTCTTATCAGTTGCATGAGCGTTAGCGAAGTCTTCTTCGCCTTTAGAACGAGGTTTATAACCTTTGACTTCTTGATCGTCGTCCTTCTCTCTTTTATTATCCTGCGCAGGAGCTCCAGGGGCCTCGAATAGTTCTCTAAACTTCTTCATCTGCTGCTCCTTCTTCGTATTCTTGTGATTCTGGCTCGTTAAGAAAATTTTGTGCTACAGCAACCTTCTCAACTCCAATTCTTTCTTTAAGCTTATCAGCTAAGATACTTCCAACCGCATCCTCAAAGCCTGCTGGGCTCTTATTGAACACTGCATCAACAGCGTCCTCATATGGATTCGACATTATATACTCCTTTTTTCTTTATATTTATAATAACTATTTTGTCAGGACAAAATTTCCGCTGCCAACATAAAGAATCTCAATTTTATTGAATAGACTTGTAGAGATTGTGGATGTAGATGCAGTATCGTTAATTTGTTGATTAGCGAATGATGCTAGTGTTTCGTTCGCATATACATTGATTTGTACTGTTTCATATGTTTCGTGTCCAAGAAAACCGTCACCGCCGTTTAACCTTACCACAATATTACCTGTCTTAACGGGTAGAAGCGTAAAGTGATCTCCAACTGTAAGAGTTGAAGAGCTGGCGATAGTAACATGTACAGTTTCGGTACTATTAACAACTACAGCGTTATTATGATCTGTAGTATCAAATGACGTATTACTAGCTATTGTATGTACTGTTTTTCGAGGAGCTTCTGCTGACCCGAATGAAAGAGTACCGCTGCCATTTGTTTTAAGTACTTGTCCTGCTGAACCGTCAGAGGTTGGAAAGGCAATTGAACTATTTCCTATAGATAGTCCACCTGCACCTACGCTTAATGAATGAACATTAGCGCCAACTTCGAAAACTTGAGAACCGGATGAAGAATAGAGACGACCGTCACTTGTATTTAATGCAAGTTCACCGGTGTCCAGATTGGCTGTAGTAGGAGATTTACCCGCAACAGCGCTGCGTTTAATTTTTATAGTTGAAGACATTCATAACCTCTATATAGAGAATAAAGCTGCATATATATGCAGGCGAAAAAGGGGCGCAAGCGCCCCTATATCACTATTCTAGTTAAAATCTAGAAATCGCCTCCGTCAATTGTATCTACTCTTGCTTTAAGCGTCTGCAATGCAGTGTTAGAAGCGTAGAAATCTAGACTTGCTGTTGTTGCAAATGTACCATTAACGTATGTGTTACTAGCAACATCATCGCCTAGGTCCAATGTAACGTTTACACCATCTTGAGCTGTACCAAAGAATGGAACTTTAGCTACTGTGGTTGCGCCTGTTTTAAATGATAAGAAACCATCCGGGTTAGCTACGACTTGATCATTTGAAGTAAGTGTGCTAAGCTGAGTTTCTACATCAGTTGTTGTTGTACTTGCCTGAATGGAGTAGTTATTACCAACATCAAGATTCTGGAATGTTAAATTACCAGAACCATCTGTTACCAGTGTTTGACCTTGGGTACCATCTGCAGATGGAAGAGTTACTGCACCATTCGCGAACGAAAAGGTACCTGTACCAACTGCCAATGAATGTACACTACTACCAATCTCAAATACGCTTCCCCCTCGAGATGAATATAGGCGACCATCGCTTATGTTAAGCGCCAGTTCGCCCGTAGTAATATCACTGGTGGTAGGTGCATTACCTGCCTCCGAACTACGTTTAATTTTAATTACTGAAGCCATTTGAATCTCTACCTTAGTATCTGAGTGTTAATTAAGGGATATTAGGAGCACTTTGCAGTGCTCCATGTCTATCCTACTCTTAATAAGTACCACCGTCGATAGTAGCATTAAGTGTTGCTTGCGATGAAGATCCAAAATTAATCTGCTGATCTGGTTCAGTACTCAGCTCATGGAATAAGTGGAAGCTTCCATCGGTAGCGTCTCGTACAAGACCTGCGAACTTCTTAGCTCCATCATTATACTGTACATAGAAGCCAGTATCAACTGTATCTGCTATGTTAGTATTGGCGAGCTTAAGCATGTTGTCGCCGATCGTTACAGTAGTTGAATCAATGTAAGTTAGCGTACCGTTAACTTCCAAATTACCATCTACTGTTAAGTCACCGCCTACATTAGTAGCTCCGGTTACTGTCAGATCGTTACCAATTGTTACATCGCTTGGCAGTCCAACCTGAAAGGATGTACCTTCACCAGCTGTACCAGTAACTTCAATCTCATTAGAAGTACCTGTAACGGAAGCAGCATAGTTGCCAGTAGTATCAGTACCAAGAGCGACTGAGTTAGGCTGAATAGTTGTGGCAATTGAAATATCACCAGTACCATCAAAGTTAGCTGTACCTACAACATCACCTGATACTGCAATAGCTCGTGCAGTTTCTAGTGCAGTAGCAGTTGCTGCATTACCAGAAGTGTTTGCTGTAATGCTATCGGCAATCGTTGTAGAGATTGAAATACCAGCTGAACCGTCAAAGTTAGCTGTACCAGATACAGCACCTTCTACAGCAATTGCTCTTGCAGTTGTCAATGTTGCTGCAGAACCTGTAGTATCTTGGTTACCTTCAGCATTAACACCAGGAAGGTTGATGTTACTTGTACCATCGAAGGATACACCGCCAATAGTACGAGCTGTTTCTAGTGCTGTAGCTGTTGCAGCGTTACCTGAAGTATCTTGGTTACCAGCAATGTTAACACCAGCAAGGTTAATATTGATTGTGCCGTCAAATGATACACCACCAATAGTAACTGAGCTTTCTAATGCAGAAGCTGTTGCTGCATTACCTGTAGTATCTTGGTTACCTTCAGCGTTAACGCCGGGAAGAGTAATGTTGCTTGTACCATCAAATGATACACCACCAATAGTACGAGCAGTCTCTAGTGCAGTAGCAGTTGCAGCGTTGCCAGTAGTATCTTGGTTACCTTCAGCATTAACACCTGGTAGATTAATATTAGCTGACCCGTCAAATGATACACCACCAATAGTACGAGCAGTAGTTAGTGTTGCTGCGGAACCTGTAGTATCTTGGTTACCTTCAGCATTAACACCAGGAAGGTTGATGTTCTGTGAACCGTCAAATGATACACCACCAATAGTACGGGCAGTTGTTAAGGTAGCAGCTGAGCCTGTACCATCATCAGTAAAGGTGATAGCACCGTTACCAGCTCGAGCTACGTTAATACCTCCACCGCCGCCTACCAATGTAATGGCGTCGTTAGATAGGCTGTCGTTATCTACGGTCAGTACAATATCAGCACCACCAACGGCAACGTTTGATTGAGTAACGGCGTTATAATTATCCCCTGATACAGAGAATACTGATGAACCATTAGATGAAAAGATTTTTTTATCAGGTAAGTTAATCGCAAGTTCGCCTGCTTCAAGCGAGCTTGGTACGCTACCTGGTGTTAGGGATCGTTTGATTTTGATTATTGAAGACATTTATATACCTACCTATCCTTTAGTTATAGTAATGGAGTGATGGAAACCGGAAACACTATTCGTATTTTTTTTATTTATATTTTCAATGTTCTTAAGACCTTTTTCTAAATTATCTAATTTTTCAGTTAAATACTTATTTTTTGTTGTTAATAGTAACACCTGTTTTGACAGGTCATTTATCTTTTCATGTTGCTCGTTAATATATAGCTCTAATACTCTCTCATTTTCGCTCATTTAAAATTCACCACCGTCAAGATTATCAAAGGATGGAGTACCGTCAGATGTAATTTGAAGCACCTCACCAGACGTACCGGTTGCCTGTGTTAATGTTGATGTATTAGATGCAAATAATACACCCTTAGCTGTAAATGATGATAAACCTGTGCCACCGTATTCAGTACCTAGAACGTTTGATAATATCAAGGCAGTTATTGACGTATTACCGGTTAGGGTTGCGTCATGGAGTATAGCATTTGTGTTTGATGCTGAACCAACACCAAATGTGCCGGTATACCTTGCTCCTGATATATAGATACTTTTACCAGAAAAATCAACTCCGTTCGGTAAATTGGTTCCTATAAAGTTTAGTATACCTGATTGGTAGTCAAAAAACCACTCATCATTGTTACCAGAACCAGCTGCAAATAATTGAGTACCGCTTGACGCTG